TGCGTTCAGCCATGGAATTTCTTGTTCAATTAGGACGTAAGTATTGACATCAGCTACACAGTGAGTGGATAATTCGTGTATCTATTGCATACACAGAAGGTCGTCATGCGTGATGCCGCCATTAACCTCAGGGCCCTACCCGAACAGCGCGATCTCATCGATCAGGCCGCCTCTGCACTGGGCAAGAACCGCTCGGACTTCATGCTGGAAGCTGCCTGTGAGCGTGCCCAGTCGGTGTTGCTAGATCAGGTGTTTTTCCGGCTGGATGCCGACAAGTTCGAACAGTTCACCGCCTTGCTCGATGCGCCGCCTCAGCCCAATCCCGGTCTGGAGCGTCTGATGGCTGTCAAAGCCCCCTGGGATGCCAACCCGGCATGAGCCAGAAGCTGTCTGCACCGCAGCCTTTGTCGGCCGAGCACCGGCTGGAGGACTTCGCCTGTGGTGAGTCGTCATTGGATGACTGGCTGCGGCGCCGGGCACTCATCAACCAGACCACGGGCGCGAGCCGCACCTTTGTTGTCACTAATAAATCAGGCCAGGTTCTGGCCTATTACGCCTTGGCAGCCGGTGCGGTGTCGCACCAGGAATCACCGGGGACTATTCGCCGAAATATGCCCGACCCTGTACCGGTCATGGTGTTGGCCCGACTGGCCGTTGACCAACGATTGCAAGGTCAGCAGGTCGGCGGTGCTTTGCTGAAGGATGCCTTGCAACGTGCAGTCTCGGTGGCTCAGAACATCGGTGTGCGAGCCCTGCTGGTACATGCATTGAATGACCGCGCGCGTCAGTTTTACGCCCACTACGGTTTCGTGCCGTCGCCGGCTAACCCGATGACCTTGATGCTGCCGCTGCACGCGAGGGGGACTCATTGACCACGGACAAACGCAAATTGGCAGACGCATTCCCTGACTTCGTGGTCGCCTACAACGACACGCTGGCACAGGAAGGTCTACCGCTGTCTGAGTGGCAGACATTCGCCACTGACGACAAGGCAAGCAAAGCTTCTGCGGATTACGAAGCCGACGAAGGCGCACTCTCCGAGGCACAACTTGACCAAATCAAACAGTCGGCGCAATCACTCATCAATCACGATCGCTGACATCAAACCCGCCTCGACCGCCGGGAACAGATCAATCGCTGTGGCCTTGTCCAGCCCAGAGCACTCGCAAGCCAACATCCAGGCATTGAGATCGAGCCCCACCACGCGGCCCTGCGCCATGCGCAACTGGCTGGCACAGATGTCAATCGCACTGGCCGCTTGCCAGCCTTCCAGACTTTCCGGGGCGTTCATGGTGTACGGGCACTCGGGGCACGCTTCGGGGCAGGCCTGGCAATAGTTCGGCCCGCCACCGAAGTGCCACGCGGTGCGAGCCTTCAGACGTTTTTTTCGGCATCGAGGGCGTAAAGGCCGGCGAGGTATTCGCGCTCGAAGGCATCGGCCAGCAGCCAATGTTCCATCAGCGCCGCCACACCCTCAGGCGTGACCGCAGCGGGTTTGCCCTTGTCGTCGGCCACACCTTCCCATGCCAGGACGGCCAGCTTTGCCAGTTCAGTGATGAGGGTGGCGGTGCGTTCACCAGCCGCAGCGGTGTCGGTGCCAGCCACTTTGGATGCAGCATGGCGCGCGGCCATAACGAGCGCGGTGGTGGCCGGACGCACCTGCAGGCGCACGCCAGCAGCCAGCGTGATCCAGTGCGGTTCACGCGGGAGATTGAGTTTGATCATGAGAAACCTCGGTCGGGATATCAGTAGGAAGAGACGTCGTTCACCAGTTCGACGGTGAACATCTTGTTGGCCGCCACGTTCTTGGCAGCCTGCCAATCGAAGGTGGCCTGGATGCCACCCGGCCCGGAAATGGAGAGCTTGGGCTTGGGCAGATAGACCTCGTGCGCGATGAAGGTCAGCCGGTGATCAGCGTCGATGGCATAGCCAAAGGTCAATTCCATCGGCGTGTTGTTGGTGGCGGCATCGATGAGCGCGGTGTCGGCAAAGCGCACCTCCAGGTTGCCGGTGAGACTGGCCACCGTCGGATCGGCGCCATCAATCTTGCCGTCGGAACGGATGGTCTCGATGCGCTCGAGGTTGTTGGCATAGGTCAGCTGCGCCGAGACCACGTTACCCAGAGCTTGGCCGTCACGCAGGATCTGCCCCTGGAACTGGTTGAAGCGCTGCAATTCCAACATGGAGGGCGTGTCATCGAGCGTGGCGGTGCGTCGCACCTCCCCTTGAGCCACCAGGCCGACCGTGGAATTCGCCGCCCCAGAGCGTGCGAAGCCCACCTGCAGGCTGTTGACCATGACGCCGGAAGCGACGAACCAGGCAGGGATGTCTGGCAGGCCGGTTTCCAGCGTCAGGCTGGGCAGGCTCGGCTTACCCGAAGTGAAGGTGTGGGTCACCACGCCGGTACCCACCGAGGTGGGCTCACCCAACAAGGTCTTGAGCCACAAGCCGATGTGACGCACATCCAGTGGCACGACCATGTCTCCCTCGACCTTGATCACGTCGCGGATCGGCGCACTCGGGTCGCGTCCCAGACCGATCAGGTCGTTGGCGATCAGGCCCTGTTCGGAGCCGAGCGAGGTGGAAACAAAGGGCAGCTGCCAGTAGTCACCTACCGGGGAACTGCCATAGGTAGTTTCGAACGCGGCCAAGAGGCTGGCGTTCGCGCCGTAGGCACGGGCCATACAGAACTCCTTGTGGATGTGATTTCAGATGCAATTTCAGGAAAGCGGTCCGGCACTGCTGTAGTGCAGGACCACGGGCAGCAGGCAAGCCTTGATGCCGCTCGTGCCTTCGGGGGCCAGTTCATCGAATTTAGGTGGGCCGATTTCGGCGTACTCGACGACACCGGCCAGCGTCCGGTCGGCTTCAATCAGGGTGGCCAGTTCCATCAGCAGGCCATCCATGCGCGCGTCACGCGCAGCAGCATCCGGATCGGCCACGAACAGTTCGGTGGTCACCTGATGCTGCCAGTGGTAGGTCAACGGGGAGAGCGACACCTCGGGCTCGCCCATCTCGCCGTCGCGCAGGATCGCCATGGCGTGGTCCGCGATGCGCTCGGGCAAGGCGGCATTGCGTTTGACCATCGTGCCCAAGGACAACTGACCGAGCACTGCGAACAGTGCGCCGATGGCGTTTTCTCTTTGGCTCATGACGTTGCCCCTTTGCGGTCGGCTTCATCGAAACGGTTTGCGATGCGCTGGGCCAGCGTGCCGATCCAACGGCGTGCGCTGCCGTCGATGTCGAATTTCTTCTTCAGGGTCACTTGGGGAACCAGCAGGAACATGGGAACGGTGACCAAGCCACGTCCGGTGGTCTGGGCCTTTTGTGAGGCGGCGGAGAAACCACCGCGCTGGCCTTGGCGGGCACGCTGGTTTTCTGCGACGAGAAGGGAGGGTTTGCCTCGGCGGTAGATGAAACGCAGGCGCTGGCCCCGGAGTTTTTCCCAAAGGCCTGGGGTCATGCGTTTGCCGCGTGAGCCTTTGCCGGCGGCCGGCAGCGGGATCGCCAGCCAAAATCCGTCTTTGGATCGGATAGTGGCACCTTGGTCGTGGGCGCCGACGATGACGGGCGCCCGGCTATAGACCAGGCCTGCGGCCTTGATGCTCATCTTTCCCTTGGGGTAGACCTCACCACGCCAGGTGTTGGCCAGACGCTGACCCAGGCCCGCACCGGTGATCTGGCTGCGCAGTTCGGTCTTGAGACCATCGGTGGCTTCGCGGATCGAATGCGTCACTGCCTGTTCGGCAATGCGCACCTCATCGGCCAGCATCTGGTCCAGGTCGCCCGATAGCGCAGCCAGTAACTTCATACAGGTGCTCCGGTGAGCGTCCAGACCAACCGATCCCGGTCAGCCATCGGCTCGCCCACCACCTGCCAGGTTTGGCCGTCGAGGATGAAACGATCCCCCGCCTGCGGGTCCGGCACATCGCTTGAGAGAAGGTCGAAACGATGTGTGGCCATCACCAGCCGGGCGTCGCCGAAGGACTCGAAGACATCCGGCGTTTTGGCAATGAAACGCGTGGCAACCTCCGCCCCATCGGTGCGCCGGTAAGTGCCGGGCGTACCGAGGTGCATGAAGGTGCTGACCAGCAGGCGTGCGAATGGCTTGACGGGATTGACCATCACGCCATGGTCAGCTTGACCAGCACACCGGGGCGATGGCACATCGGCAGCGGGTTGCTCTGAGTGTGCAAATCGGTACCCCGATCGAACTTGCGCGGCTCCTGCTTGGCGTACAGGGGCTGACCGAGCGTATTGACCGTTTCGTTGAAGTCGGCCGGCGCGAAGTAGGTGCTGAAGGTGTCGACTGTGCCCAACGGGAAAGCATGCGCTTCACCCTCGACGATGAAGTCACGCGTCTGGGCGACGCCGGCACTGTCGAGATAGCTCGCCTTGCCGAGGTACTCCTCGAAAACGATGCCGCCAAACGCAAAGCCATTGCGCACGTCGTCGCGCAGCATGGCGCCCTGGGCATAGTTCTCATAAGCCTTCTCGACCTTGGCGTGGCCGGTGAGTTTGGCAAAGAAACTGGGTGAGCACAGGACGCGTACGCCGGTCATGAATTCCCCGCGCAGGTTCTCGGTGATGCCGCGCACCACGTCGGCACACTTGTTGCGCACATTCGTGGTGTCCGCATTGAGCTGGAAATTGACCGTGCTCGGGTTGAGCTTGAAGACCTCGAACAGGTCATGCAGCACGCTGCCGTCGGCATCGAGGATGACGCCCTTCAATGCGCCCATGCGCAGGTGCTCCAGCGTGATGGCATGCTTGTTGCGCATCGATTCCAAATGTTGGGCCAGCACCTGCGCCACGGTGTCCATCTCGGTCTCAGCGCCGAAGGCGCGCACGCCCTGTACTTCTTCCGGCAGCACCACGTCCTCCAACGGGATGTGCGGAATCACGAAGGAGTGCAACTGACGCTTGTCGTGCTTGTTCTGCGTGGCGGCACTGCCCACCGGCAGACTGGGCAGCAGATTC